AGAATGTCATCATGTTGTTGTTTGGGCGTTTTTACCATACCTAAAATAGGGTCTTTATAATTATCCCCTCCCTTATTACCATCACCACCAATATTCATTCCTCCACCAAATTGATCAGGGTCTGCTTCTCTCATTTCTTGAGCAGTCTGATCTGTACGACCACCCATTGGATCTTGTCTTCCTTTATTACCTCCACCCGAGGTCATTCCAGGATCTCCACCTCCAGGCGCTCCTGAAGTTCCTCTTTTGAAACCAATCCTTCCACCATCTTTAGCTTGAAACAAAGTTGTCACCCCTTGGGATAAATTCAATGGATCCTCATTTTCTGCGAGAAGATTTAATGATTCTACTTCTTCAGTACCGGTATCATTTTCCACTTTCATAATTCTATTATAATAAGTTGTAAAATCTTCGCCAGGTAAAGCATCTATAATTAAACCTGCATCCCAGTCATCTAAAAGTTGTCCATAACTATCTTCACTGCCCTCACTTAGTTTTTTCCTAAAATGATTTGAGATTCCGCCATTTGCATATTCTTTTTCCCATCGCTTTGCTATTTCAGGATGATTAGCGTGTAGAAATCTTCTTTGCTTTTCAGATTGGAAAGGCACTAGCTTCTCGGCCCTTTAAGTGTTTTAACATCCTTACGTTTCATCTCATCCGAACGCATTTTCGCCCGATTCGACATTTTTTGTTTTTCAAGTGAAGTTGCAGCACGAAGTAGGGCCAAATCTTCATTTTGATCCATTTTATCTTCTTGAATATCTTTATTCATCAATATTTTACTTTTATCTATGTTAATTCGCGCTTCATCCTCTTTTTGTTTTCTTAAATTGTCTTGAGCCTTCAAATCTAGCTCTCTAGCTCTTAATTTAGCAATTGGATCATTACCAAAGTCACCACTTACCTTTCTCTCTTCACATAAGAAGTCTTCAGTCATCTCTGCGATCAAAACAGCCTTACGAGCTTCAATTTCTATCGCTAAATTATCCGCTTCTTGCTTCATTCCTTGTTGTAGTTGAGGGTTGGTCTGCATTTGTTGTTGAACTTGCGGATTTTGCGCTAAATCTTGTTGAATTTGCTGCATTCTATCAATTTTGTCTTTAAATTCTAGTTGAACTTGCTCATCTGCCATTAAAGAGATGTGTTCAAAGATGTTTTTCTCAAGTGCAGCCATAATAATAGGGTTATTTTTCGCCATATTTGTTGCCATAAATGAAATATGGGCGGCAATGTGTGCTCTATGATCTTGGCCGGTAAAAGCTTGAAAAGGTTTTCCACCAATTGCATCAATGTGTTCTAATGCTGGATTTTTAGGTTGCGGTTGTGGAGGCGGTGGAAGTACTTGGTCAATATTTTTGACTCCGATAGCCACATACATATCTCGATACGCTTCATACATATTATGCATTTGCGGATTAGATTGTGCTAATTGTAATTCTGTTTGTGCAATGGAAACTCTTTGGGTTGCTGAAAATATATTCGGATCAGCAACAGGTAGGATATCAATCCTATCATCAAAATCTGTTTGTTTAATTTGTCTCTCTCCGCCGACGACATCATAAGGATAAACCGGTGGTAAGTAAGTTGAAAATGCCTTCGACAATAAAACAAATTCATTTTTCATCGCTGCATATAATCGCTTATGGATTGCTGACATTACCCTGGAGCCTCGCTCTAACAGAGCTACGGTCGTTCCAACAGCAGCCTGTTGGTTCCCGTCACCGACCTGCATGTCAGCAATGGACGCGAATCTTTGTCCTGCCTGAACACAAACTCCCATCAAGTGTAACAATGTCTGTGAGGGTTCTTTGTATGGCAAATTCATAAAAGCATCTTTTAGATTTCCACCAGGAGCATCGACATCACGCCATTCCCCGGGTTGCAGAGATTGGGCATCATCTCTAACTCTAATACCCCTCTGTTTGAATCCTGAAGGTAAATTGGAGAGTGTACCTGCATCGATGAGTTGACGAAGCGCAGATGTTGCTGCTCTTGTTAGACCGCCAATCATATGGATTAATCCAAAACCATAAAATCCTAGTCCAGGTAAAAATTTAAAATGGACAAAATATTGGATTTTATTTTTCTTTTGATCATCTACTTTGTAGTTCCTTCTAATAGACAAAACTTTTCGCGTACCATTGTCAATTGTAACAATGTATGGAATTTTGATACCTGTGGGCATTCCATCTTCGCCCCGATCTTCAAAACCTTCTAGATCTAAATCAACATGACATTCTATCAAAGTGAAAATTGGGTTATTCTTGTTATAACCTGTTGCTCTAGTTCCTTCGAGTTCTCGTTCTTTTTTCTTTAATTCAGTTTCTTCGGCATAAGGAGTCCCTAACTCTACATCTCTATAGAATCCAGAAACTTGTTGCTTACGCAAATCATTTGCTGAAATTTTTAAAACATGACATATGGCTTCCGCATCCTCTAATGAGGTAGCCGAATACGGAACCACTAAGTCATCTGCAGTGACGAACTTTGATACAGCTCGCCCCAGTAAATCGTCGTAATAAACTTTTTTAAAAGTTGAACCTGCTAGGGGCAGGTAAAATAACATCTGATCAAATTCAGCTTCATATTCTTTCATGACAGACATGATTTGATAATTCATAAATTCTTTAACTCTTTGTGCCTGATCCTGTTTTTCAATACTTGCTTTTCCTAAAATTGCAGTTCTAATGGGACCATTGGCAGGAAGTAATTCTTTATAAGCTTGGGCTTGAAATTGAGTTACCGCTTCAGCGAGTACCGGATGCGTTGCACCACTAGCTCCTTGAAAAGGTCTAGTTCTTTGTTCAAACTGAAATCCTAAAAGGTCTAAGCCTTTAGTGTAGGATCTTTCCCATTCTCTTCTTGATTCTTTGTAGTCGGTATAGTTGGCATATAGTTCTGAGCCGATGGGATCTAAAACAGAATCGGGTAATAAATCAGCTAAGTTCGCATAGTGATCGTCGCCAGATTCTTGCGACATGCTACCAGGATCAAAATCAACGTCAACAGATCCATCTTCATTTTCTGTAACTTCAGTATTCTCCGACGAAGGTATGGTTTCCTGTACTTGAGTCTGAATTTCCACTTTTTCATTTGGACTCGGAATTGTTACACTTTGTCTTACGTTAGGAAGACCCTTATCTATTTCTGCCATTTATTTTCTCCAATTTTATAGGTTTATCCTGTTTTGTTTCTTTAAGCAAGCCTCTAGGATCTGGTCCCTTTACAGGTGGGATTGCATTCCATTTTACATGCTTCATGTTTTTAGTCAAAGTCTTATTTTTCATTAATAGTATTCCTTAAAATCCATAGGTCTCGGAGTTGTCTTATAATCTTCCGGGTGTCCTAAAAAACCACCCTGTCTAAATCTCATTACAGCTTGAGTAGTACTATCCACCAAATCATCATGTTCGCCATAAGGAAATGCAGCACATTCCTCCATAACTTCTTGAGCAAATTGTAAATGCACAGGGGCCCATACTTGGCCAGATTCAAATAAAGGTGCAACCGAATTTACTCTACTGTGTTTGTCGTTTCCACGTGAAGGCGTGAAATTCACTACCGGTATACCCATATTTCTAAGCTCATAGGTGAGAGGCAGTCCAGCTGCTTTAGCCTCGATTAAAACTATTTCAGGTTCCCAATACTTATAAAGCTTTAGGGCCTCACGTCTTAAATCCGGGAACTCGTATCTCTCCTTAACAGCATCTAGTAAAATCATATTGGGTTTAGAGTCCTCATTCTCCCGAAAAACTCCCCAGGTGGTAATAGCTGAAAAGTCAGCAGTTTCTTTTTTTAAATAAGCAGTGTCATAAGATTGTATAACATAATCACATTTTGGAATTCCTCTATCTTCTGGCCACTTCTTCCACCACTCCCTTTTAATTAAAGCGCCTTCTTCAGAAGTAGGATTCTGCATATACTGTGCATTCCATTTAGGCAGTGCAACAGAAGCTTTAACTGATAGCAGCTGTTCCAAGTCCCAGTATTCTGGCCACACGGGTTCACCCGATGGCATGATCGCTGGAAACTCCACAACTTCCCACTGATCTGCTTTAGGTTCTTTTTGAGCACTTTGTAATTTTCCAGTTAAGTCTCCTTTATTCCATCTGGTCATAACTAAACCGATTACTCCATTGGGCTGAAGTCTTTGTCGTGGTCCTGTGGTGTACCATTCATATGCCCGGTCTAAGGCTTTCTTGGACATGGCATCTTGTTCCGAGTGAGGATCATCTATAATTAAAAGATCGGCACCCCTTCCGGTTACCGCACCTTCAACACCAACTGCAAAGTACTCTCCACCCTGTGCTGTTTCCCAGCGACCAGCGGCTTTGCTATCTTCCATCAAACGTGTTGGAAAGACTTCTTTGTACTCTTCACTATCCATTAAGTGTTTAGCCTTACGACCAAATCTTACAGCTAGTTCAGCGGTGTGGGTTGCTTGAATAATTTTTAATTTTGGATTGTTACCAATCATCCATGCAGGAAGCAAGAAAGAGGCAAACTCAGATTTAGTATGCCTGGGTGGCATATTAATAATGAGTCTCTTAATTTTTCTAGCTT